AAACTGTGTGGGAAAAATGGTGGGATTTTGATTAAGACATAGCGAAGAAAAACTCTCCGCTATGTTCTAAAGTTTGAGGGAAAAATTATTAATTAGTTATGTCATGTTGCCTCTCTTTCATTTTTGCCCATGGCATGTCAACCATGCCCTTGCGACCTATCACAGCGAGGTAGGGCAAAATTTTAATTAACTGTTAGGGAGCATCAAAGTCATCGATTATATCCATTATCATATTTTTTTTATGACAGTTAGGATCGACATCAAATGACCATTGATTATTTTTCAACATTTTGATAACTGGTTGAAGTTCTTTGAGATCTTCTGATAACATTTTGTTAGATCTAGTAAGTTCAACCTTATCAACTATTGATCTTGTAACATTCTTGATTGGTTTCATTTCAGGTAGTCCTATAAAATAAACACCAAAAACATGTTCACTATTTTTTGACATATATATTCTCCTGTAATTGTTGATTATATATTTGTAACATTTGTGATAGGTCATGTCAAACGGGCTGATGCGTTGGCATATTGTTTGACATTATTTATTTATTATTATAACTTATTTTTATAATCAATTAATAAGAAAGGATAGCTAATATGTACTTGATATATACTTTAATTATGGGCATACCCTTCTTCATGATTGTAGTCATGCCTATCATTCAGTTTATAACTGGACAATAAAAATAAACCCTGTGTCATTCATTTGACATGGGGTTTTTTATTTGATATCAATAGAACATAATTAATTAATTACAGGAGAATAATTATGAAGAAAAAAGATATCATATCTAAAGTTCTCGCTACAGCTAAAAAACTTACTGATGCTGATGGCATACCCTTAGATATATGTGATGACTTTAGAAGATGCATCGCAATGGTTCAAGAGATAAACTCTATTGAATTTATTTCAATCAAAAAAGAGTTTAAACTTATACCCGAAGATTTTAGTGATCGTAGAGTAACTGGATACGATGATCATGTAGGGGGTAACTAATGGCTAGAACTCAATCTAAACCTAAACTAGATCTTGTAGAAAATTTTACAGATGAACTTCCTATCTGTACTTATATGTTTATGAATAGAAAAAGAAATCTTCAAGTCTATGTAGATGCTAGTGGTTGGCAAGAAGCGGAAAATAAATTTGATACTTGTCAATTTGAACATCCTAAAGATTGGGAAATTTATATTAAAATAAATAGAGAAACAAATTAAAGGAGAAATATGCGTAAAGTATTGATATTATTCATCTTTTTAACGATGACGGCTTGTGCTAATAAACAAGTTTTAGTCGGTAAAAAATGTATGCAAGAAACAGAAGGTGCTTCTATCACGACAACCAAATCTTATATTTGGATCGTAGATAAATCACAAGACTGGTCAGATGATATTAATAAATCAAATTGTTTGTAATTTAATATGTGGGGGACTAACGTATTGATACTTGGTGCGGTGTGCCGCTTAAACATGGACAACCAGACTAACTTGTGTCATGATGATCGTCTTAATCTGCTAGACTCCCCACTACCATTTGACATCACCTAAATAATCTGATACTAATTAAGGGCAATCAGCGAGAGTTGGTTGCCCTTTTTTGTTTGCGAAAACGAGATCTTGAAAGTCGACAAGGGCGTAGCTACAATCAAGGGGGGTGGGGGACTAATAGTTATAAAGGTAAAACCACCCACCCCTAAAAATAATCAAATAATATAAGGAATAATATGTTAACAAATGTAAAGACAGTTATACTTCATCAAGATGAATTACATTTATTTGTTGATGATGAGATAACAAAATACAAAGCACAAAGAGGTCGTGCTTTTTTTTATAAAAAACCAAAGAGAATGGAAATAATTGGTGAAAAAAGAATAATGAAGTTTGATACTAAAGACAGGAAGTTTCAAATTGATGGGGCTACTGGTAAAAGACTTTATAAGAAGGGTAAGAAAAGAACCACCACACCTGAAAAAAATATGTTAGTAACTGATTTAGATATTAAAGAGGGTCATAAGTTTAGAAACGTACCTATGAATCATAGACTAAAGTATTTACTTATAGGTAAGAAAGCTATGAAGTTTAGTTTCTTAGATAAGCAAGGTGTCTATCAAGTTACATTCCCACCATTGACAAGAAAGTTATTAAAAGATCTTCACGATAAAAAGTTTGAAGACTTCGAGCAGAAGTGATTTGACTTAACGATAAAATTCTGATACAACATAGTTGGGTCTTTAGCAGGGATACACGGACAACCTGCTAGAGATCTTTTTTTTTAATCAACAACAACGGAGGATAAATATGTCTACATTAATTGAGACATTAAAAGACAATCACACAGATATGTATGATAGAGCAACAACTGAAGTTGATCTACAGCAAATACATTACGTTAGTGATCCAGTTCTTTTTAAGTTAAATAAACCTGCATGGGCTGTAGTAGATACAGATAACAAACGTGCAATACATTTACATGGATCTAATTACCAGTTAGTAAAGTATTCTAAAATACTAAATGGATTATCAGATGCATTAGATGAGTATGGTATTACATTAAATAATACGTCAATACAATTTAATGTACACCCAGATCTAAACTACCTTAAATTAAGAATATTATTTGATGATGGTAGTAAATTTAGTCCACATATAATGACTACAAATCCAGATGATAAACTAAAATTTGGTATTGAGGTTGTGTCTAGTTATGATGCATCAATAGTATATCAGATAAGAGCAATGTTTCTTAGATTAGTTTGTCTAAATGGTATGAAATCATTTGAGAGTTTGGGTGAGACAGTTAAGAAACATACAACACATTTTGATGTTGATGATTCTTTTTTAAAGCTACAACACCTTGGCACTACATTTGAAAAGATGCAGGATAAATTTGAAGTGTATAATAGTTTATTATTATCAAGTGGTGAAGTAGATAGTATATTCAAAAAGTTTTCTAATGGTTCTGATAATAAATATAATTTATTAAAGAATGTATTAGAAACAGATATACATAAATCTACTTTGTACGATGTATACAATGCCCTAACTAATTATAGTTCTCACAATAAGAGAGCAATTAGAATTGGTAAGAAGGGTAGTGAAGATTATAAAATAGATAATAGTACAATGGATGCTGTCAAAAGTAATGAGGCAAGAGACTCAGAGATAGAAAGATATGTATCTAGTGATCACTTTATATTTTTCTATCACAAAGCCCTAAGTGCTCTTGGTAAAAAAGTATCATGACATTTTATCACGGATTAGGTATGTTCCTATTCAACATGGTTGCCCTACTAGTTGGGGCAATCATTGCCTATTATATTATTAATAAAGTAGAACAAGAAAGAAAACGAAAACAATTATTAAAAGATATAACAGGAAAAAAGAATTGGAAAGATTAATACTAACTATACTATATACTAACCCCCCCTGCATTGACAGGTAATCATATCATATTTTTAGTTTAAATTCAATGTGACAGATTGACTTTATCTACACAATATGATATATAATCATTATGGAAAAAGTAACTACAGAAATAAAAAAAAGAACACCCGAAGAAAAAATACTTATAGCAATCATACAACAGACAATGGAAGATGCATTTGAATTAAGCGTATCTACTAATCTTACTATGGCTGATATACAACAATCTAGAAACTGGTTTCACACCAAAGCATGTTCAATAATATGTGATCATCTAGGTACAACAAGAGATTATTTATTAAAATTATTTAATAAATTGTCAGACAAATATAAAACTGGACAGATAACAAAAGAACAATTAAGATTTGCTATTAGAAAATTAGAATTAAAATTATGAAAAAAATATTAGAAAAAATTAATACATGGTCACTATATTACAGAACAGAAATTAACTGGTTTGTAATTGGCTTTATTGTGGGAGTTATATTAATATGAAAATAAAAGATATAGAAAAAAAGATAGGCACACTATCAAACCCTAGTAAGATGCCTGCATTTGGTTGGGGTATATCTGCAAAGCATTGCAATACAGGTAGTAAGTTAGCAAAGATAAAAGGCACTATCTGCCATTCTTGCTATGCGTTAAAAGGTAGATATGTATTTAGAAATGTATTTGATGCACACGAAGTTAGAAGAAATGCAATAGAACTAAATGAATGGGTAGATTATATGGCAATGTTACTGACCATAAAATACAAAAACCTAGATAAATCAAAGAGATATCATAGGTGGTTTGATGCAGGTGATGTACAGTCTTTCTCACATCTAATGAAAATATTTGAAGTATGTGAACATACACCGCAGATAAAACATTGGTTAGCTACGAGAGAGTATCAATTTATTAAAGACATCAAAGAAGAAGATGTACCAAAGAATTTATGTTTGCGTGTATCAGCAATTAAAGTAGATAGTCCACCACCTAAGTTTTGGAAGTGGACTTCTGGTGTACACAAAGATAAACCTGCAATAGGTAGAGAATGCCCTGCATACAAACAAGATGGTGAGTGTGGTAGTTGTCGTGCCTGTTGGAGTCGTTCAATCAAACAAGTAAGCTATAAGGAACATTAAGATGAGTAAAGAAAAATATAAACTGCCAGAACATTATTTTTGTATAAATGATATGACACCCGCATTTGAAGTTGAAAAGTGTATAATACAAGAATGTGAGAGTGCGGGGTTAGAGATAACAGAAGACGAAGATTTAGCGGAAGAGAGGGGATATGACCGAGCATTTGAAGTTGTTAACCCATACAAAGATAAACTAAAAAAAGTTTTAGAAATTTGTAAAATAAATGCAAAAGGTTGGGATGCAGATCAACACGATGGTAAAGCAGAATTTAAAACGATTTGTGATCTTATTGAAGACAAAGGATGGTATAAAAAATGACACAACGCTACGAAGTACAAACTAAATTTACGTATGGTTGGGAAAATGTTTGGCGTGATGAAAATGGTAATTTAGAATATTTTAAAACTAAAAAACAAGCTATGAAAGCATTAAAAGAGAATGTTGATGATTGGAATAACGACCCAAACACAACAGAAAAATATTCTTATGATGATTACAGAGTTATCTATACCAATAAAGACAATAATACTTGGTTAGTTTTTAAAACATTTAATTAACAGAAAGGATAAGAAATGACACAACGAGATGAAGGACACGACTATAGAGATAGTAAAAATAAAGCAGAAGAGTATGAAAAAAAATTACAAAGAAGAGATAACTTTGTAAATATATTTGATGAATGGTTAGATAATTGCCCGTATGTATATAAAATTACAAAACCATCTATGAATATTAATGATGATAAAATTGTTGTAGAGTTTAATATTAAAGAACTAAGGAGTGATCAATGAGAGAGTATACATTCGTAAGAGGTGATGGAGATAAAAAAATTATTGAAGCTAGAAGTTTAAAAAAAGCTATAATAAAATATGGTGGTAAACCTAGCGACCATGATGACCATGTAGTTATAACTTGGACAAGTAAGAAAAAAAATGATTGTGATAAAGTTGTGAAGTTACCATACATAACAAGAAAAGAAAGAAAAGGCAGACTATGAAATTAATATTTATTATATTTTTTTTGTGTCTTACATCTTGTAAGACAACAGATTATAATCCTTTAACAAGTGTATTAAGATATACGATAACTAATGCAGGTAAATAATGGTAAATAAACCTAAAGGTCAAAGTGAAGTGTGTAGATTAATATTAGATAATCATTACGATTGGTGTAAAAAAGAGGGTAGAGATACATCTTGGTATAACGAATGGAGGAAAAATTATGTGGAGACACCCAAGTTACTACGCAAAAATAAAAAAAGAAAATAGATTGACAAATAGTAAAAACTATGATAAGGAAATAAATAATGAAAAAATACAAAGTAAGAATATTCGGGATGGGAATAGACGCAGTAGCAATAATACCATTCGACAACGAACCAGATATAGAAACGATAGAGAATAATGTAGCTTATTATTTAAATAATAATTTAATGAAGGTAGAGACAAGTTCATTTTTTTCTGAAAAAAAATATACGATTACGTATGAGGAAATATCTATTTGAATTACCAGCAACAGTTACAAGTAATACAAAGTTTATATCTTTCTAAAGATTTACAAACAAGAATAGATTGCCCATTTTGTAATAATAAAAATACATTGTCTATAGACACTACAGACAATAAGATATATTGGTATTGCTTTCATGCATCTTGTAAAGCACGAGGAAAAAAAGAAGGAGAAAAAGATATGCAGTATGTACAAAAAGTTTTTCAAGGTAATAAAGATTTACACATAGAAGATAAAGACTTTGAATTACCAGATAGTTTTCAATCAATATATTCTAATAATAAAGCCATGCAATGGTTAGCTAATAATAATTGCTGGGAGTCTTGGTCTTGGGGTAGAGCAGATTTTAAATATGATGTTAAACAAGATAGAGTTGTATTCTTAATTAAAAATAGAGACACTCATAAAATAGTTGGTGCAGTAGGTAGAGCACTAAATAAAAATGAATTTCCAAAATGGTTTATGTATGGTAATAAAGATATACCATTTAAATGTGGTATATGTGATGATGCAGTAATAGTAGAAGATTGTCCATCTGCTTGTGCTGTATCTAATATATTAACTGGCATATCCATAATGGGTACTAAATTAAAACGTACACATATGGATCATATAAAACCATATAAAAATTTATATATATGTTTAGATAGAGATGCTACAACAAAAGCATATGACATGGCAAAAGATTTAAGATCCTCTGGATTTGAAAACGTAATAGTTAAACCTTTAGAAGATGATCTTAAATACTACAACACAGAACAGATAAGAGGTATATTTTATGGATAGAAAAATGAAAAAAGAAATATTAGATAATTGGTTTTCTTGGAAGTATGATATAATTGATTGTAATAGATCGGAATGGACACAAAGAGATCAATCAATAATAGAAACAATAGATCAAATATTATTAAAGGAGTTAGATGATAGAAAAGCAAGCAATTAAATTAATGTTAAATAAGAAGTTTTACAACCAATACAAAGGTTCAATATCTCCTACTATATTTTATGGAGATACTAAATCTTTATATGATACAATACAAAAAGCACATGACAAATATGATACTGACATAAAAATAGGTGAGTTGTATTCTTTGCATACTGCAATATTTAATCCTGCATTAACTCGTGCTGCTAAAGAAAAGTTTAGTGAATTAGTAGAAGATATAAAAGAAATACAAGAGCCTAGCAAAGAAATAGCTGAAGACATAATGAGAACTCTATCTGATAGAGACTTGGCTCAAAGAATAGCAGTTGAAGCTACTGAGATATTTAATGGTAAGGAAGCAAACTTTACAGAGATTAGTGGTATGATAGAAAAACATAAGACTAATATATTAGAAGATAAAGAACCTGCTGTTACAAAAGATGTAGAAAAAGTTATAGAACTATTAGATGTTACTACTAGGTGGAAATTTAATATACCTGTGTTAAAAGAAAATGTAGGGGGTATTGGCGGTGGTAATCTTATGATAGCATTTGCTAGACCAGAAACAGGTAAGACTGCTTTTTGGGTTAGTTTATGTACTGGGCCTGAAGGATTCTGTTCACAGGGTGCTAACGTTCATGCATTTATAAATGAAGAACCAGCAATAAGAACTCAGATAAGAGCCATATCAGCTTATACAGGTATGACTAGAGAAGAGATACTATTAGATAAGGCATTAGCACAGAGATATTGGTCTGATATAAAAGATAATATATCTATGTTTGATACTGTTGATTGGTCTATAGAAGATATAGATGCACATTGCGAAAAGAATAAACCAGATATAATAGTTATTGATCAATTAGATAAGATAAATGTAAAAGGCACTTATGCAAGAACTGATGAAAAGTTAAGACAGATCTATACTAATGTTAGAGAGATAGCTAAGAGGAGAGAGTGTGCAGTGATTGCAATATCACAAGCGTCAGCTGATGCACATAATAGAAATAGTATTTCATTTGACCAGATGGAAAACTCTAAGACAGGTAAAGCTGCAGAGGCTGATTTAATTATTGGTATAGGTAGAAACTCTAACACAGATACAGAGAATAAAATAAGAACACTATGTGTTAGTAAAAATAAAATAAATGGGTATCATGGTGAACCTGTTTGTACAATTAGAAGGAGTATAAGTAGGTACGAGGTATGATAACAACAGTAGACGTAGAGACATCTTGGCAAAGAAATGAGAATGGTGGGTATGACCCATCACCTTTTCATCCAGATAATATATTAGTTAGTGTTGGGCTAAACTCTGACTATGGTGATGAGTATTATTTTACAGGACATTCTGAAAAGATTAGTAAAGGGGGTAAAGCTAGAATACAAGAGGTACTAGATGAAACAACTTTGCTAGTAGGTCACAATATAAAATTTGATTTAATGTGGCTATTAGAATCTGGATTTAAATATACTGGCAGAGTGTATGATACTATGCTAGGTGAGTATGTTTTAAATAGAGGTATAAGAAAAAGTTTAACACTTGAGATGTCTTGTCGTAGAAGAAAGATAGGTTCAAAAGATAGTGC